TTACTTCATTTACTCAAGAAAATATACTGTATGTTTTGCAGGTGGATTTGATGGATGGGATATCTATAGAGAGTTCAGAACAAACCAAGATAGATTCGTATTAGGAGCAACAGGATACTTGGCGGGAGCATCCCCTTCAACAAGATATCCAAATGCAACTGGAGACGGTCTATTCAAAAGAATTGTAGTTCAAAACAATACTCAAGATTTTGCAAACACTGACTACTACGCTTACTTACTTGGTATTTTGACATTTGCAAATCCTGAATCAACTAATATCAACGTATTTGCAACATCAAGTATCGATTATGTAAACAACTCTAACCTTGTAGAAGAGACTATCGACATGGTACAATTCTCAAGAGCAGATTCAGTTTATATTGCGACTACTCCTGACTATAACATGTATACTCCTGATGCAACTAATCCTTTAGATATCATTTACTCTCAAGAAGCAGTTGATAACTTGGATAACACAGGAATTGATTCAAATTACACTGCAACTTACTATCCTTGGATTCTTACAAGAGATACTGTTAATAATACACAAATTTACTTACCTGCAACAGGTGAAGTTTGTAGAAACTTAGCATTGACAGATAACATCGCATTCCCTTGGTTCGCATCAGCGGGTTACACAAGAGGTCTTGTAAATTCAATCAAGGCGAGAGTTAAGTTGACTCAAGAAGATAGAGACACACTTTATCAAGGTAGAATTAACCCTATCGCAACTTTCTCTGATGTGGGAACAGTAATTTGGGGTAACAAAACTTTACAAGTTGCTGACACCGCACTTAACAGATTGAACGTAAGAAGATTGTTACTTCAAGCAAGAAAGTTAATTTCAGCAGTAGCGGTAAGATTGTTGTTCGAACAAAACGACCAAATCGTTAGACAACAATTCTTAGATAGTGTTAACCCTATCTTAGATTCAATAAGGAGAGATAGAGGTCTTTATGACTTTAGAGTAACAGTTTCTTCTACACCTGAAGACTTAGATAGAAATACATTAACAGGTAAGATATACTTAAAACCAACGAAGGCACTGGAATTCATCGATATCGAATTCTTCATCACTCCAACAGGAGCTTCGTTCGAAAATATCTAATAACAAATTATGGGGGGATAATATCCCCCCTTTAGCCAAATGAGAAAAGAGTTTACAGAAGGATTCAAAAGTGAAGGGGCACCGGATCTAAAGTATTATGCGTTCGATTGGGACGATAATATAGTTCATATGCCAACAAAAATTTTGGTCAAAGATGAAGATGGTAATGAGATTGGCATGTCTACTGATGATTTTGCCGAGTTCAGACACAAGATTGGTAACGAAACATTCTCATATAAAGGTAATACTATTGTAGGGTATGCCGACTCACCATTTAGAAATTTTAGAACTGAGGGAGACAAAGATTTTTTGGTGGACTCTTTAAGGGCAAAAAAAGGACCGGCGTTCGATGATTTTAGAGAAGCAATAAATAATGGTTCAATATTTGCGATAATAACTGCGAGAGGTCATAATCCAAACACTATAAAAGAAGCAATTTATAACTATATTATAGAAGGTTTCAACGGGATAGATAAAGATGAGTTAATAAAAAATCTAAAAAAATATAGGTCTTTTGTGGGTGAAGATGAAATGACGGATGAGGAACTTATTAAATCTTATTTAGAACTTAATAAGTATCATCCGGTATCTTTTGGAGACGACAAAGGGGCTGTTAATCCTGAAGAAGCCAAAGTCGAAGCGATGGAAGATTTTGTTAGTTATATTAAAGGAATGGCAGCAGTACTTAATAAAAAAGCATTCTTAAAAAAGGATATAGCTAATAAATTTAATCCAGAAAAATTATCAATAGGATTTAGTGACGATGACCCAAAAAATATAGAAGTAATGCAAAAGCATTTCAAAAATAAACCAGATAATATTGTTAAAACTTATTCTACTGCTGGAGGCTATAAGAAAGAAGTAAATTAAGAATACGGATCTCAAAAAAAAAGTAAATAGAAAAATTTTTGAGTACGGATATATTTATCTATAAAATAACAGAAACAAAAAAAAATTAAAAACACATGGCTGATTTATTAATGAAAATGCCGATTCCTTACGAACCAAAACGACAGAATCGTTTTATCTTAAGGTTTCCATCATCACTTGGTATAAATGAGTGGTTTGTTGAATCTGCAGCAAGACCATCAATTAAAATAGGATCTACAGAAATCCAATTCCTAAATACATCAACATACGTTGCGGGACGATTCAATTGGGATCCGATTAGTGTGAAATTTAGAGACCCAATTGGTCCATCAGCGGCACAGGCTCTTATGGAGTGGGTTCGTTTACACGCTGAATCTGTAACAGGTCGTATGGGATATGCTGCAGGTTATAAGAAAGACATCGACCTCGAAATGTTAGACCCAACCGGAGTTGTTGTGGAAAAGTGGATTCTTTATGGAACATTCTTAACAGATGTTAACTTTGGTTCATTAGGGTATAGCACAGACGGATTAGCAGAAATTACTGCTAGTTTGAGAATGGACAGATGTGTGTTAGTCTACTAATTTATCAAGATACTATTTATTAAAAATAAAACACTTTTATATTTAACCGTAAAGCAATAAACTTTACGGTTAAATTTTTATATGGAAAATCAATCAAGAGATTACGGTCAAGCAAACTTTTCGTTACCACACGATGTTGTACCTTTACCTTCACAAGGTGTCTTTTACAAGAATAAGAAAAAATCAATCAAAGTTGGATATCTAACCGCTAACGATGAAAACATTTTGATGGGTGGTGGAAATGACATGACTCAAAATTTATTGAGATCGAAAATATATGAACCCGATGTACGTATCGAAGATTTGTTAGAAGGTGATGTTGAATCTATTTTAATTTTTCTTAGAAATACCGCATTCGGTCCTGAAATGGAATTAAGTTTGTCAGACCCAATTACAAAAAAACCATTTACGGGAACAGTTAGATTAGACGAGTTGAATGTTATAAAGGGCCAACTACCATTAGAAGATGGGACATTTGTTACTACGTTACCAAAATCTCAAGCAACGGTTAAATTAAAACCCATGACTTATGGTGAAATTATGGAAGTCCAAAAAATGGGTGAGTCCTATCCACAAGGTAGAGTGGCACCGAAAGTAACATGGAGATTGAACAAACAAATCATAGAAATTAATGGAGTTCAAGATAGGACTGAAATTTCTAAATTTATTGACCAAATGCCCATTGCAGATTCAAAATACATTAGAAAGTTCATGGATGAAAATGAACCTAAATTAGATTTAACAAGAACAGTAATAGCCCCATCAGGAGAGAAACTAACAGTCAATGTTGGGTTTGGGGTGGACTTTTTTCGCCCTTTCTTCTGATTATAGAAAGGGACAAATAGATGAATTTTACTATCTGAAAACACTTTTAGGCATTTCATATTCTGATTTTTTAATAATGCCATTGTTTGTTAGAAAGTATCTTTTGGATAAATGGGTTGAATTAAATAGAAAGGACTGAAAAATCAGTCCTTTTATATTTATACATATAACACAATATTATGTTTCAAACATCAACAGCATCGGGTGCAGCACCATCAGGAGAAAGTTTTTCTTATGGAGGTAAAGGGGACGACTTCAAAATAGATTTTATTGAATCCCAAAAAGCGTTATCGGAGTATAGTAATAGGGTATTAGAAGCATTCACTCAAACAAGAGCGAGAGTTTATGAGATACAAACTGCTATAGCAGATTCTATTCCTAATGTAAGAAGATTGGGAGGAGACATTAAAGATGTGTCTGAAATTATAGGTCAAGTTGCAATAGCATCTAGACGAAATGTTATCGCTACTGCTGAAGAAGTTGAACAGTTATATGCGATTAATAAAGTTTTAGGATTAGGTGCAGAAACTTTATCAAATAGTTTTTTGGATGTAGGATTGGGTATTGAAAAAATACCTGAAACCCTCGAGAAGTCCATGACTTATGTTCAAAGTATTGGTGGAAATGCTAAAACAGTTATCGGTGATGTCCAAAAAAATATGGAACAAATGAACCGATATCAGTTTGAAGGAGGGGTTCAAGGTTTAACAAAAATGGCGGCAAGGGCCTCAATGTTGAGGTTCGAAATGAAAGAAACCTTTGCATTGGCAGAAAAAGTTTTAGACCCCGAGGGAGCAATAGAAGTCGCAGGAGCATTCCAAAGATTGGGAGTTGCTGCGGGTAACTTAGTTGACCCATTCCAATTAATGAATATGTCAATTAATGACCCTTCAGGATTACAAGACAGTTTAGCGGACATTGCGAAACAGTTCACTGAATTTGATGCTGAAACCAAAACTTTTAAAATTAATCCTCAAGGGGTTTTAACATTAAGAGAAATGGAAAAAGCTGCGGGGTTATCCGCAGGATCATTGTCCAAAATGGGATTAGCGGCATCTGAACTTGACCAAAGATTATCTGCGGTTGACGCCGCTGGTCTTAAAATTGCCACAGAAGAAGACAAACAGTATTTAGCAAATATACTCAAATTAAAAGATGGAAAATATACTGTTACCTTAGAAAGCGGTGAAGCAAAACAATTAGCGGATTTACAACAAGAGGATTTTAATAGATTAATTGAGGCACAAAAAAACCAACCAAAAGGTCTTGAAGAAACTGCAAAAGCATCGTTAAGATTAGATGAAATTTTGGGCAACAATGTGGCAGCGATTAAAGCCGCGGTTGTGGGTGGAGTCTTAACGGCACCAACCATGCAGAATCTAAATGAGTCAATTAGAACACTTTCACAAAAATATGTGGATAGAGTAAGTAGAGATGATAAATTTTCAACCGATAGTATAAGAACTAAAGCGGAAGCCATATTCGAGGACTTAGATGAAGATATTAAAAAAATTATCGAGAAAGGTACATTTAGTCCTGATGCAATATTGACCGAGTTAATGGCCGGATCGGGATTGAAATTGGGAGATTTGGAGGCAGAACTTAAGAAAGAGGTTGAAGGTATGTCTATAGAACTTTCTGCGGATTTGTTAGCGGAGTATAATAAATTCAAAAGTGGGGGAACGACAGCGACAGGGGCTAGTACAACCACTTCAGCAACCGGCATCTCAAAAACCTCAGATACCACATCATATGGAAATATTTCAGTGCTCGGTCAGACAGGTGTGAATCCAAACTTTAGCCAAGGGTCTGTTCCAGGCTCACCACAAAAACCCATCGAAGTTGATGGAGATATAAAAGTAGATGTTCAGTTCCAAAATTTACCAACTAATTTGACATCTGAACAAATGGCGGAAGTAATTAAGGCATTTAATATGGCAATCAATGAACAATCATTCAAGAATTATATTATCAATCTTAACAGACGAGAAAATTCGTTTGGACCCAATCAAATGGCTACTTTTCAATAATAAAAAACAAGAATATCCCTATTTATAAATAAAAAAAACATAGATGGCAAGTCCGTTAGATTTTGTAAATTCAGATGGGTTTAGAAAGAAACTTATTGTTAGGAACTTGACTCCCTACGCTAAGGCTCCAAACAGACCAACACAACCTATTAATACTGAATATATTCAGTCGGACACATCTGTACAAGATAGTCCTGATAAGTTAATTGACGAACCGTCTTTTGCAAATAAATTATTTCCATTGAATCAATATGGGAATGAGGGTGGTTATGAACAAGTACCAGATCCTGGATCGTTATTAAATACGAAGTCTAATGAGGGTGAATATGGATACCAAGACGCAAATATAGTTGGTCAATCATTACCTGAATCTCAAAAATGGAAACCCCTCAATGTTTTTTCCAATGGAAGTCAAGTCCAATTGGATAGTGCTGAATTTTTTGGATCATTAAATAGACCACTTACTACCAATAGTAATAATAACCAACCATATCCAACAACATTTGTATCTTCCAATTATACACCTGTATCAATATTATTGTCACCAGATCCAAGTGGAAGTAATGGTTTATTAAGTCAAGATTCATTTATTGCTCGTTTAGGAGCACAAACTTTGAGAAGAGAGTTTGAACAAAGAATTGCTGCCCAAATACGACAAGATACATTAGGTAGGGCAAACATTCTTAATGTTAGTAGTGGAACAGACTTAGTTAATATATTAACAGGTGTTGTCCCAATTATAGAACCTGTTTATACAATTACGGTAACTGCGAATCCAGTATTAGCTGCGACTAACTTTGCGTTAAGATTGGCAGGTAGTATTTTACCTGTGTCTCCAATACCTGGTTCATATTTCGATCCTAATGTAACATTAGGACAACCTACAACTATTCAACAGTTAGGTAATGCTTTCAGAAGAAGTGGTGTTGGAAAGTTTTTTAATCGATTAATGGGAGGTGGAGAGACAGGATCTCAAATCATGTTCAACAACATGGGAGCAGGACAAAGGTCTAGACTATTCAAGAACATTGATTTCAACAGATATAAGCCGAATTTTCCGAGAAACTTTTTCCAAAGGTTAGGAGGGACTCTTTTGGGTACGGTTTCAGACAACAGTAATTTTTATGTTGGAAGTATTAATTCTAATCCATCTCAAGTTTTTTCACCTGTAGGTGATGTTCCTGTTAATCAATTTGGTATTGAACAACAATCACCAGTTTATGGACCATCTGAATTAGCTCAATTATATGAAGGGCCGGGTCAATCAGTTAGACTTGGTGCGAATGGACCTACATATAGTAACGGAGGTGGTATTGAAGGAGGATTTACTTGGGTTTCACCAAAATATAGAGGAAATGCTGGTAAAAAAGTTGGTATTGGTGGAGAGGTTACAAATGAAGATGAAGACTTTAGACCATCATCATATGTAAATACAGAATCGGTTGGGATACCACTTAAAGAAGGTTCCATACTTGACAACACTCAAAGAATAATAGATAGTCAACCTCAAGGTGGAAAACGTCTTCAACATGTTGGAAATGCTATCGACCAAGTAAGTAAAGTTTTTAACGACGGATATAAGGAATTAACCAAAGGTTCAAGAGTTTATAGATATGTTGGAGCAATCGGACAAGAAGTTGGAACGGAATATTGTCGTGTATTTGCTAAAGATTTACCTTACTTACAATATAATGACTTACAAAAACAAGACGGTATTACAACTGAAGGTAGAAGATTTGCATATTCTGTTTTAGATAAAACTTACAACTTGAACATTGTACCAAATAAACAAGAAGGAGGACAAGATTCAACGAACATTGTTGGTACAATCAACAACGCAGTTGCAAAAAAATACATGTTCTCCATTGAAAATTTAGCATGGAGAACATCGAATACTCCTGGATTTTCAACATCGGACTTACCTGTTTGTGAGCGTGGACCAAATAATGGAAGGGTTATGTGGTTTCCTCCATATGATTTAACATTCACTGAATCGGTCAGCGCGAGTTGGAATCCCTCTGAATTCTTAGGACGACCAGAACCAATTTACACTTATAAAAGTACATCTAGATCAGGTACATTGAGTTGGAAAATAGTTGTTGACCATCCGTCAGTATTAAATGTTATTGTCAATAAAGTGTTAGCCAATGAGACAAATAGGACTCGTGTAGATAGTATTTTGGAATCATTCTTTGCTGGTTGTAGAAAATATGACATTTATGAATTGGCAAAGAAATATGTAACTATTAATCCAAATGATTTGTATGAATTACAACAAGCAATTTCTTACAAGGAGTTATCCCGAGAACAACTAATTTATGCCAAAGTTACAATTCAATCAGGAGACAATTCTCCAAACGGAGGAGACCAATCTGTTTCTCAACAAGGGGGAGGAGGAAATACTGACTTAGAATTCAAAGATTATCTTCAACTTGGTTTCTATTTTGGAAATGATTATCCAAAACCAAATACGGAAATCAATTATACTACAGAATATGATAGATATACTTCGGAACCAAATAGAAAATATTATAATACGAAATCAAATGCCGAGGCTACAAGTTCTTTTTTTGATACTGTAGTAACACCAAATTATGAGGCGATAAATGAATTTGCAACAGAATTAGGAAAACAATTAGAAGTTAATACTGGAATTGTTACCATTTATATTAGTTCGAGTTGTTCGGCACCAGCAACTGTAGACTACAACAAAGGATTGTCCCAAAGAAGAGTTAGGGCCATGATTAAGTATTTTGCTGAAAATACCGCAACAAGTAAGTTTGTCGCAAATTCGAGGTTACTGGTTAAAGAAGATCCAAATGAAGGGGCAGGGGCTCAAGGGGAACTTGCTAGATCTACACCGATGAAATTAAAAGATTCAATAAATAAAACCGAAGGTCCATATCCTCCTGAAGCTTTTAGTCCGAACGGAGAGACATTCAATTGTTCTGACACAACTACCGGTGGAGCGGGAGACACTCAAGTTGGAGCAAATGAAATATTTACAGTTGGTGCAATGGCATGTAGAAGAGCATATATATCAAAAATTGTGTCTACATTAAATGCACCTCAACCAACAAATCCAAATGGAGGAGGAGGACCTCAACCAACAGATCCAACTGGAGGAGGAGAAGGTGCAGGATTTTTGTTAGGTGTTGGAGTAACCCTTCCAGAAGTCGTACCCGTAGTTACTGAAGAATGGAAACCTAGAGATAATATAACCAAAAGAGTTGTAAGAGCGTTATTAACTGAATGTGATTATTTTGAAACGATAAAGGAAACTACCCCTATGGTTTATGATAATTTGAAAGATAAGTTAAAGTTCTTTCAACCAGCTTTCCATTCAATGACACCAGAAGGGTTGAACTCAAGATTAACGTTTTTACAACAATGTATGAGACCTGGTGATACAATTCCTACTGTCAAAAAATCGACATCTAACAGTGACCCTCAGTTACAGTACAACAATGCTACGAATACATCATTTGGAGCACCTCCTGTATTGGTATTAAGAGTTGGTGATTTTTATAACACAAAGATTATACCGGATTCCTTAACACTTTCTTATGAGGGTTTAGATATTAACCCTGAAGGTATTGGTGTTCAACCCATGATTGCGACAGTTAGTATGAACTTCAAATTTGTTGGAGGCAGTGGATTGAAAGAATCAGTTGATAAACTACAAAATGCGTTGACATTTAATTATTATGCCAACACTGAAATTTATGACGACAGAGCGGATGCGACTGACTTGGAATCGTCAAGAGTTTTAGACCAGATATTCTTAGAGGGACAAACACCTCCACCAATACCTGGCGCGGGTAACACGGCATCTAATGGTGGACAAAATAATAATAGTACTATAGGTGATATTGTTAGTTCATTAACAAATACAAGTGGGGTTACAACTGGTGTAATTAGTTATAGTGGATTTATGGATAAAGTAGTTTCTGAAACACAAACATATTTTACAAATGTTGTAAATAAAACTAAAGAAACTGTTAATCAATATAATAATGCTGTGAGACAACAATGGATGTTGGAGAGAAATTATACTCAAGGTAATCTCGCTATTAGTACTTCCCGTACCGTAATTTTTGGTAAACCCAATAATGTCGAAAAAAGGTTTGATGAAATTTTTGCTGAGTTAAGTGAAAACATAAAAAATGATACTGAAGGATTTATTCAGTATGTTTCAGAACCGTCAAAAAACTTATCACCACAACTAATTAGAACTCTAAAAGAAAATTATTCTAACTTTATTTCAAAAAAACGTGGCTCATTTCAGAATGCTATATCATCGATAATACAAAGTTTAGTTAACCAAGAACAAACTTACATTCAAACTTTAGGTAGATTAAACACTATTTTATATAGCCCGACCTCAGGAAGTACAGGTACTGACGGTTTCCAATCAAATAATGGACCAGTAACCATTTATGTTACATCAGGTACTACAGATGTTCATCCAACATCTACAGGGGGAAATACATATTCAGAATTGGAGAACGACACCAAAAAAATAGATTTGGATATACGTGCCTTTAATGATATAATACAGAGTAAAAAAACATTCGTATATCCTGGTGATAATAAAACATATGAAGGTATTTTAGTTTTCACCACTGATAATGGGAAATCCAACGTAGTAACGGTTAAACAAGTTTTTACACCGTTTAGTCAGAACGCAAGTTTTGGAAGCGAACCTTTCAGGAGAGTATATATGATTGTTTCCGAGGATGTAATTGATGAGAAAAAATATGAAACTTTCAAGCAACAAATGATTGGGAACATAGTTGGAAACCAAGCTCTGACTGGTAACGGATCTCTTGACATTGAAGGTATCTTTGATACATATTGGATTAGGACTGTGAAACCAATTTTCTTAGAGGAAAACAATATTACCAAATCATTCATAGAAAATTTGGAAAAAAATGACTTGAAAGATTATTTAATATATACACCTTTCGATGTAGTAAAACAAAGAAATTTCACATTTACTACTGAAAATTTCTTTAATACAGTGCAGAAAGAAACTCAACAAAATATGATTAAAGGTTTGGGTAATACTACTAATCAAAATACAGATGTATTAACTTGGAATGACCTTAATAATAACTCATATCCTGGATACATATCTAAAGCAAAACTT